GTACCAAGTGCTACCAAGTCAAGCAGTTCACGAAGGTCTGGCAATGAGATCTTATTTTTCTCAAAATAATTCAATCCTTCTAAGTGTGTCTTAAGCGCTGAAAACAAATAAAAACATACTCCAACACCTGCTAAGTTTTTTGAAGGAAATTTACAGCCTTCTAGATTTGGGTTAATTATGGCATTTGCAAAAGGAAAATACGCTAAAGCGATCTCAGATAGAAGTGGACTGGAATTTCCCTATAATGAAATGGTTAAAGAATGGAATGGTTCTTTTGTTCATCGATCTGAATATGAGCCAAGACATCCTCAAGATGAAGCAAGACATTATAGTGTAGAAGGATTTGGTTTAAGGAATGCAAGACCGGCAAGAACTGAAAAAACAGTTGTTGGCATATTAGGACCCAATCCTTTTGAAACAATTGCAGCAGGATCCGGTATTATAAATGTTTTTGAAAAAAGTCATGGAAGATCTACGGACGATACCGTAAGATTTAGAGGACCGATTTGGACAAGTTCGGATTCTGATGATATCAAGACCCAAAAGATTTTGATGGAATATCTGGATCCAATGTTGCTTATTCTTCTGGCTATTCAATTACAGTTGGCAAAAGAGATTCAAGCGGAGATATTACAAATACCAATGACTACTACCACTTTACTGTGAATACGAACACTGCTACAAGTGGAGGAGTATCAGGAGGAGGCAATAGTTGCTCGGCTGGTCCAGCAACTATAACAGCATAATATGGCAGGATTTACATACTCAACACTCACAACAGCAATTGGAAATTATACAGAAGTAGGAACTTCAGTACTTTCAAGTACGATTACTGATCAATTTATTGATAATTCTGAACTTAGAATTTTAAGAGATGTACCGATTGATGCTGATCGAAAGGAAATGATTGGCAATTTAACAGCTTCTAAAGATAATGTTTATGCTCCAGCAGGGACTTTATTTGTCAGAGATCTTCAAGTTTATACTTCAACATCAGTTACGACAGGAGCGAATAGCTTTTTAATTAAGAAAGATATTAGCTATCTTAGAGAATATGATGCAGCTGAAACAACGACGGGTACACCAAAATATTATGCAATGTCAGGTGGAGCAGAAGGAACTGGAGCAACGTCTTCAGGACGAATTACTATTGTGCCAACACCAAGTTCGGCTTTTATGTACAAAATTCATTACAACGCTAGACCGGTAGGATTGAGTTCGGCGAATACAACAACTTATTTAAGCCTTAACTTTGGTAATGGATTATTATATGCATGTCTTGTAGAAGCCTTTAGTTATTTAAAAGGTCCACAGGATATGCTACAACTATACGAACAAAAATATCAAACTGAAGTACAAAAGTTTGGTTCGGAACAATTAGGTCGAAGAAGACGAGACGATTATACGGATGGAGAACCCCGTATACCCGTTCCGGCTCAGACACCGTAAGGAATTAAAATATGGCAACACTAACAGTATCAGTCAAAGAAGCAATTACACTCAATAACATCGATTATGGATCGGAAAGATCTTTAGATATTTCAAGTGTCAATGAAGTTGTAAAAAGAGTCGTAACGGCTTCAACAACAGAATGTGGACTAATAGGATTTATATCAGCCATTAGCGGCGTAGGTGTCACTGCAAACAAAGTAGGTTATGTTGCAGGAATATTTGACAATGGCGACGTACGATATATTAGAATTACAAACTTAGATTCATCCAATCATATTATGTTAACTTTTAAAGATGAAGATAATACAGAATTTAGAATGAAGGTAGACGCTGGTCACTCGTTTATTTATCCAGGAGATAATAGCGGTGGCGTTGTGGACACGATGAAAGCAGCAGGATCCGCTTTAGCGTCAGGTCTTTCTGACTTAGTAGATATTACAGTAGATACAGATACAGCATCTTGTGATGTTGAAGTATTTGTAGGGAGCGCTTAATGGCATCGTCATATACGGTATTAGGTACAGAAAAAATGGTAACTGGCGAGAATGCCGGTAACTGGGGAACAAAAACTAATACCAATTTAGTAATTTTAGAACAGGCTCTTGGTGGCTATCTTGCAAAATCCATAGCGGGTGGAGTACAAACAACCACGTTAGCTATTACTGATGGAGATTCGACAGCATCAACTTCTGAAGCTCGTCATCATGTTATTAAATTAACAGGAACCATTACAGGAAATCAAACAGTAACTGTTCCCGCTGACGTAGTAAAATCATACATTGTTTCAAATGCAACATCGGGAGCGTATACTGTTTTATTTAAAGCGGCTTCAGCATCCGGATTTACTTTTGCTGCAACCAATAAAGGTACACAACTTTTATTTGCTGATGGAACTAATATCGTTGATACGGGTATTGGATCTGTTGCCACATACGATTTAGACGGCGGCGAGTTAACTCTTGACGCTGATTCGGATACTAGCATTACAGCAAGTACAGATGATCAAATAGATTTCGAAATAGCAGGCGCTGATGATTTCACAATGACAGCGAATGCATTCAATGTATTAACAGGTTCTCATGCAACTTTTGCTGATAGTGCTAATGCTAAATTTGGTACTGGCAATGATATGTTGGTTTACCATGATGGATCTAATTCTTATATTACCAATGCTACAGGAGCTTTAAAATTAGCGACTGAAACTTCGGGTATTGCATTAACAATAGGTCATACTACTTCAGAAACAACGATTGCAGATAATCTTACAGTAACAGGAACATTAACGGGTACTTTAGCGACTGCTGCACAAGGCAGTGTAACTAGTCTTGGAACTTTAACAGCTCTTACTGTAGATGATGTTGCCGTAAATGGCAAAGTTGTAACCATGACAGGTTCAGCTAGTGATACAGCCGTATTAACTGCTGGAACAAACGGAACATTAAGTATAGTAACAACTGACGCAGCAGCCGCTGCCGCAAATATTCAAATAACAGCAGATGGTACAGTAGACATTGATTCAGCAGGTATATTAACTTTAGATTCAGGAGCAGCAATAAATATCGAACCAGCATCTGGTTCAGCTATTTTATTAGATGGTACAATTAGTGTAGATGCAGGAGTAGTTACAGGAGCAACTTCAATTACATCTACTGCTTTTGTAGGTGATATAACAGGAGACGTAACAGGTAATACTTCAGGAACAGCAGCTACAGTAACAACTGCGGCACAATCAAGTATAACAAGTTTAGGCACCCTTACAACTTTAACAGTTGATAATGTTAATATTAATGGCACAACCATTGGTCACACAAGTGACACGGATCTTTTAACTTTAGCCAGTGCTGCTTTAACTGTGTTAGGTACAATAACGGTTGGTGTTGATGATACTGGACATGACGTAAAATTCTTCGGAGCTTCTGCTGGTGCATATGCACTATGGGATGAATCGGCAGATTTACTCGATATACGAGGAGCAACGGCAGCGGGCGCTGGTTTATTAAGACTTACGACTGGTGAACTTACTGTTGTTGATGGAAATAAATTAGGACGAATCGATTTTCAAGCTCCTTTAGAATCGGATGGTACAGATGCCATTGCAGTAGCAGCTTCAATATGGGCAGAAGCCGATGATACTTTTAGCGCTTCTGTTAATAATACGGATATTGTATTTGCAACAGGTAAATCAGAAGCAGCAGCTGAGAAATTTAGATTTACAGCGGATAATGAAATAGGAGTTGCAGGTGCGAATTATGGTACCGATGGACAAGTTTTAACTTCTGGTGGTGCAGGTGCAGCTGTAGCATGGGAAGATGCCGCTTCAAGTGCAGCAGATGATATTTCAGCTGGTGATGCAGCAGTTACAATTGGAAATGGGAGCACTTCAGCAGATATAACAATTGATTCAGGAGACGACGTTGTTATTGACGCTGCTGGTGGAAATATAGAATTTAAAGATGCAGGTACGCTTCAGTTTTCAATTGATATGGATGGCACATCCGGTGTCCAAATTATTAAACTTGGTGTTAATGCAGATGACTTAGTATTCCAACAATACGACGGTAATGAAGTCATGAGAATTAATGATGATAGGAAACTTTATTTCTATGACGATGGCGGAGAAAATATTTCCTCGGATGGAACTGATTTTACCTTTGCATCTGGAAACGATATTAATTTAACAGCAACAACAGACATCAATGTTCCTTCTGACGTTGGAATAACTTTTGGAGACGATGCTGAGAAAATTGAAGGCGATGGAACTGATTTAACTATTACAGGAAATACTATTAACTTAACAGCTACTACTGATGTAGCGCTTGCTGTAAACACTGGACTTTTATTTGCAGGTACAGAAAAAATTGAGTCCGATGGAACTGATCTATCGATTACCGTTGGCGGTAGTGGCGATATAAACATTGGTTCTGCTATTGGATTAACTTTTGGTGATGACGGCGAAAAAATAGAAGGAGATGGAACTGATCTTACAATTGCTTCAAGTGCTGCTCTTAATTTAACAGCTACAACTGATGTAGTTATCCCAGCAAACGTGGGAATTACATTTGGTACTGGTGAAAAAATTGAAGGTGATAGTACAGATTTAACAATCACGTCAGGAGCTAAAATTAATCTAACA